AATATAAATAGTTTACTTCATTAACATAAAGTTGTTAGCACCTTGAGTAACTAAACATCTTTCTGATAACATGTGGATTTGCATCGCATCTAAAGCAGATGTAGCAGCACCAACCGAACCAGTAACCCAAGTCTTCATTCTTCTGTCGTCAGTTTGAGAAGCTCTATAACGAACATGTAAGAAAGGTCTCTTAAGGTTTTTACCTAGCATTTGATCATAAACTGTTGATGTACCAGCTGGAACCATAACCCCACGGATAGCTTCGCTACCAGCAGCAGTATTAATACCACCTCTTGTAGCCTTGTCATTTAAGTATCTCATATCTGATTTGTAGAAATCATAAGAACCTCTACGGAATCCAGAAAAACCTAAGTTTAATGCCATATCTTCAGAGTTGTTAAATACTCCGTAAGAAGTACCACCAGCACCATAAGAGTTCATAGAAGCTAGCATGTCGTCCATTGCTAACGAAGTAGCTCTGTTTACGAACATCATGTTTTCTTCAATAGCACCCTGCTTGTCAAACTCAGCTAAGATAGCGTCAAACTCAGCTAAATCAGTAGCAGCGTTAACACCAGTAACACCAGAAGTAACATTACCTCTTTTTTCGATAGCATCAAATAAACCTTGAGTACCAGAACCACCAGCTCCAGAATCAGCAGCGCCTCTAACTTGACTGTTAGCACCAAAACCAATGTTAGATCCAGCAGCTGTTAATTCAGCCTCTAATAAAGTCATTTCTAAGTAATCAGTAAATCTAGCTCTTGTATCAGCTTCAGCTTTTAAGTACCATAAGTAACCTGATTGACCCATTTCACCTGTAATTTCAACCCAACCAATTCTAGCTGTATCAGAACCTGATACTTCGTAGTAATCTTTCATTATGATTGGTTTGTTAGTAAAGCTTTTGAACACAGGCTCATTAGCTCCTCTTGATTCAGTTTTAAACGTACCAGTTTCATCAGCATAAGATGCTCCTTTGCCATACTCAGAACCTATAACTAATAATGTAGCAGCGCTAGCTGTTTCAGAGTGACTAGTTAAAACATCTTCACTATAAGACTCAAGTGAAACGACGTTTGAATCTGGAGTTTCTACTACTAAACATTTTGAAACTACACCAGCTGTAGCTAAAAGTACCATATCATTAACTCTAATACCGTGAGTTTTTGATGATGTTGATCCTACTGATGTATCACCATCAATATCTTTAACAACAGCAAACGTACCGTTTGTATCTCCATTTAAATCTATCGTACCTTCGTATGATAAATGTAATCTACCTTGCTCAGACCAAACAACTTGGTCAGACGTCATAGACTCTTCAGCCCCAACTTGTGATAAGAAACCTGAAATAGTTCTCGGTCCGAAAACTTCAGCTTCTTTCTCCATTAGATCTGGTAAATATTGCTGCGCCCAGTCATTTGAACCAGACGTAAAATCTAAATAGTTTGTGTTTAGTGTTTGCTTTTTTGAAGCTGGAACACTATTCAAACTATTTCCTGCAGTAATTGCCATAATTTTTTAATTTTAAATTTGTTATTTATTCTTGTTTTTAATTTTAAACTTAAAATCAGGACCATCATCGTTTAACACTCTTGCCTTAAAACCACTAGTATTTACATTATCTACATGTGATTGTCTAGGATCCATACTGACGTTTTTAGATTTAGCAATGCTTTGTTTTAACGCATCAGCTTTTCCTTGTTCGTAAAAATGATTTGCAACTTGATCAGGATTCATAGCGGTAAAAAGTCCTTTATGATAACCCGTGGCGTCTTCTATTAAATTATCTTCAGTTAAAAACTTTTTAATGAAGTTATTAATATCGCCTTGAGTTTCTCTGATATTTTGCTTGTCTTTTACGTTAAATCTAAATCTTTTGTCACCAACATTGTATTCAAAACCTTTGAAGCCATCGTTGAAAACTTGATCAGATTTTTGTCTAAAAACTTCAGATTGTTTTTCGCCTATTAAACGAGCTTCCTCTGATTCTTCGTTATATCTGTTGAAGAAACTAATTGCTTTTTGTTGCTCTTCAGTGAGCTTACTTCCGCCTTTAATATCTTCGTAATATTTGGATTTTACACTTTCCAAGTGTTGCTTTGCTTGAGCAACCTGCTCCTTCATAGCTAATTTTTTTCTTTTTACTTCTTTATCCTCATCAACATCTTCATCGTAAGCAAAAGTATCTTCCATCACAAAGTCAATTTCATCGTTTGATAAATGTGGTTTGGTTTGCTTATAATACTCTTGCAGTAAAGTTTGATTATCCATTTCTGAAAAATCTTGATTTAGTTTTATATAATCATTTAAATCTCCGCCGGTGTCATCCATAAAGTCTACTAATTTTTGCACACTTTCTGGTAAAGGATCTCCAGTTTCTACCGATTCAACTATTGCTTGCTCAGCTACCTTAGCGACCTCTTCAACTTTTTCTTGGTTAGTTACTTCCTCAACAACGGGTGTGTCATCTTGAACTTTGTCGGAGCTTTCTCCGGTAGATTCTTCATTTGTTGTTTCGACGATTTCTTCGACCACTTTTTCGCTAGCTGTGGGTTGGTCTTGTACAGAAACCTCATCTGTGCTTTGCTCCTGAACGGCATCTTCTTTTGTTTTTGGTTGTTCGCTTAAATCAACTTTTGTTACAGTATCACCTATAACTTCAGCTGGTTTCTTCATTTTAGCTTTTACTTTAGTAACGTCACCTTTAGTTTCGCCACCATCAGGTTGTTTTTCAACCTTTTCTTTTACTTTTAACGAGCCTACTTCGTTGTCTACTTTAGGCTCTTCTTTTTTCTTTGCCATAATATAATATAATAATAGTTAATACTTGTTTTATCTAGGACCGAATCTAGACATATCTATACCCTTTCCCATAACATCATTACCTTTAGATTCAAAAGGTTTTGTAGTTTCTTTTTTTGCATCTACCTGCATTTTAGTTTGTTTTTCAGAACTAGCTATTTTTTGACTTTCAATAGCTTGTTTTTGCATATTGTCAGCTTCTTTTAACTTCATGTTCATATCAAACTCTAAATACATTAATTGTTTTTTAATTTCAGCTTCAGCCATCATTCTTTCTGTCTCAAGAGCTGATTTGTTTTGCTCTATCGACATGGCTGTACTTGCTATAGTTTGTTGTTTTTGATCTTCAAATGCAGCTGACGCTTCTTGTTGTTTAATATTGGCATCTGCTTGAGCTTGCATATTTTCTTGTTGAATTTTTTGATCTCTAGCTAGTTTCTTTTTTCTTCTAATTTTTAATAATTGATTAGCCAGTTTTATATTTTTAATCTCTCTATGATCAATAGCATCTTCTAAATCTATAGTTTGCTGCCCTAACGCTCCATTGATATTTGTTTCTAATATAGATTTTTCTTCTTCATCTGGATGTAACTCTATAAATATACCAAAATCATATAAATGTATATCAGCCATTTCTTCTAATGTAGCCACATTATGAGCACCTATTTGCTGCATAAAAGCATCTCTAGTTGGTGAGTACTCTATAATATCAGATATTCTAAGTGATAAAGATTCACAAACTTCTTGTGTTAAAAACAAACCTCCATTTAATATGTGTCTTGTCGCTGTGTTGCTATTAGCTGCTGCCATTTTTTGAACGCCTACTAAAGATCTTTCATCTGGTTTTGCAGCGTCTCTAGCTTCATTTAAACCTGTTGTGTCTCTTATCATCTGTAAATAATAATTGTAATTACCTACAAGTGATTGCAGTTTTGCGCCACCAGCGCTGCTTTGTATTTCTTGAATAGGTATTTTACCAGGATTCATATCCCCTTCAGAGGTGTAACTTCTACCTATAACAGATCCAGTTTGGAAGAACATGTTTAAAGCTTCTTGTGGATTATAATTTGTTCCATTACCTAAATCTATTTCAGCTAAACCATCTGCATCTAAATAAACCCCATCTGGAACCATACGTGACATTACTTGTTGTAATTTTAAATGCGTAAGTTGAATCATATCGGCAAAACCTGTTATTCTACTTACTAATGATTCTATACGCCCCTCGTACATTCTTGGGGCCGATATAGCGTAGTTCATTTTTACTTTAGTAAAATCACTTTTAGGTCGCATCATGTTTTTTGACATTTCCCATTTAAGTAATTTTTTAGTACCTAAAACTAAAGCGCCATCATATAGACATTCAACTTTTCTAGACTCTTTACTAAAATTTTCATTTTCTTCTGGATTAAAAGTATCATCTTTTTCAATAACTTTTTCAGCGCCACTAGAAGTTTGTTTAAGCTTATAAACTTCGCTCATAAAAGTTTTGTAATTAAAGTACAGAACTTTTACTCTATTACGATCATTACCCCCTTCTCTATATCTATTGTTGTCGTATTTTCCAAAACCCTGATTGTTATACTCAGTTATTTCTTTTAAGTCTTCTTGAGTTAAGTGGGGAAATTCTTTAATTAATTCATTTACTGGTATAGTTTTTATTTCTCCAGCGTAATATATATCATCAAAATAAGGTGAGTCTGTATATGAATAAACAAGATTAGCTGGATCAACATAATCTATAGTAACACCTTCTGATGTGTTAAACGAGGTTTTTAC